GGGGCCGCGCCGGGTGATGAGCAGGTGAATGGCAGGGGATGACATGAAGCCAGTCTAACTCAACCCCCATTCACGTCATGATGGAAATTTTCAGAGGTTTTCAAGATGCCCGACTACAAGAACATGAGCGCGAAAGAAGCTCTCAGAGAAGCCAAAGACGCCAGCGGCATGACCGCCGAAGAGATCGCGCGCGGGCTTGGCATCTCGGCTTCACACATGCGGCGGTATCTCGATGCGGGGGACAGCTATTTTCCGAGCCTCAGCACGATCCCGGCGCTATGCACAGTGATGCGGAATACGATCTTGCTCCAGTGGCTTGAAGCCCAAACCGCTCCAGAAGCGCCTATTCCCGTTTCCCCGGCGGAAAGCAGAGCCGATGTGCTCACGTCCGTGGCCTCGGCGGGCGCAGCCCTCGGAACGGTGCAGGGAATGCTTTCCGGGGTGAAGATCATCCATCCGGCGAACGCCCGCGAAATCCGGTCGGCGCTCGGAGACGTGATCACGGCCTGCCGCCGGGTGCAAGTACAGCTTCAACCCGTAGCGGCCGCCCGCGACCGTGCAGAATGCCTTGCTTGTGAGCATCCTGAGCCGAAAAGATCATGGTGGAAAAAGTGGGTGAAAGAATGAATGACGCGGTTTTTTCAAGCAAAAGCATCGAATGGGAGACGCCACAAGCTTTTTTCGATGCACTGAATCGGCGCTTCGGGTTTTCTCTCGACGTATGCGCGACGAGAGAAACGGCAAAATGCCCACACTTTTTTGACAAGTCCATGAATGGGCTTGCGCAATCATGGGCCAATCATCGCTGCTACATGAACCCGCCCTACGGACGCGAGATCGGCGCATGGGTCGAGAAGGCCCGCCGGGAAGCGGAGCAGGGCGCTTTGGTGGTCGGGCTACTCCCGGCGAGAACAGACACGAAATGGTGGCAAGAGCACGTGTACGGACATGCAGATGTACGTTTTGTAGCTCGTCGGCTCAAATTCGGAAACGCGGCTACCGGAGCGCCGTTCCCGTCCGCTGTCGCCGTGTGGTGGGGATGGGATGTGATGGGCGGCGGGTTCTCCAAGGCATAAGGCAAAAGAAAAGGCCCCCTGCGGGAACAGGGGGCAAAACACCAAAACAATCTCTATGGAAACATTATGATGGAAACACAGGAAAAAGTCAACAGTTTCATACTCTATACGGAACAGTGGCCAGCAATTTCCTTGCTGAATGATGTTCAGCGTTCAACCCTCATGCAAGCGATCTTCGCACTGCATGGTGCATGTCAGATGCCTGAGCTTGATGACATGACCAAGGCTATTTTTCTTCTCATGAAGCCACGGTTTGAAGAGAACCGGGATCGGTATGCGACGAAGTGTGAAGCAAACCGGGAAAACGGGAAAAAGGGTGGCCGTCCACGCAAAAACAAAAACCAAACGGTTAATTATGAAAACCCAAAAACCGAACGGTTTTTAGACGAAAACCCAAAAACCCTTACTGACTCTTATACTGACTCTGATTCTGATCCTGATTTTAAATCCCCCCCACCCCCCGCAGGGGGACAGGGTGGGAGTGAGTCCGCTTTCGCTCACGGGGAAGAAAAGCCTGCCCCCCGCGCTCAGGGAACAAATCCCCGGGCGCAGGTCGAAACGTCATATCCGGACATGGCCTTTGTCCAGTTTCTCGACGCCTACGCGCCGGAAAAGAGGGATGAGGGCGCGGCTTGGCAAGCATGGCTTACGCTCTCACGGGCAAAACAGCTTCCGGGGCTCCCCAAGCTGCTTGATGCTGTCACGGCATGGGAAAACTCTGAGCAGTGGCAGAAAGACAACGGCCAGTACATCCCGCTGGCATCCAACTTTCTCAGCAAGCGGCGATTTCTCGATACGCCTCCTCAGCGCGCGGCTCCTGCTGACGAGTTTGATCCGGAACGCTTTGCCAAGGCCGCTGAGCAATGGAAAAACAGGTACAAAACGACAGAGGGTGCATGATGAACGGAGATACTTTTTTTGGCATGATGAGAAATATTTACGCTGTCTTCAACAAGCCTGTCCCTTCCGATTCTTCGCCGTTCGTCATGTCGGTCTGGGAAAGAGTGAATCATGTCCCGGATGAAGCTGTCCCGTACATCGTGAACCAGATCGCGGACGAGGAGAGAATGCCTCAAAACGTGGGTCGGGCGATACTCCGGGCATGGGAAAGCTGGCAGGCGAACAATCCCGGGCGCATGGTGCATATCCACTGCGACGTGTGCGGAGGCGATGGGTTTTTCTGGTGCTGGAAGCAAGACGAGAAGACGGGAAAGTATCAGCACTTTTTGTCTCCCTGCCCGGCGTGTCGGAAAGCTGACTTTCCTCTGCCTTCGATGCGTGAGCTGCGTGAGTGCGGCGTCGTCGTGATGCCTGTCGGCTATCCCGGGGGCCCGGTACAGTTTGACCGGGATTCTGAGCTTGGGGCCCTATGGCCTGTGGGTACACCAGAGGGATGCGGAAAGAGATTCCTTTCTGCTACGGAAGGGAAAAGGGATATGCGCCTTGATCCGCTCCGCCTCCGGGCCATGAGCGAGGCTGAGAAGGCTGATGTGGTGGGTGCCCGGTATGCGTAGAGCTGCGCGCGTGGACGACAACCAGCGAGAAATCGTGGAAGAACTCCGGCGTGTTGGGTGCTCCGTCTGGTCACTCGCCGGAGTCGGCAAAGGCTTCCCAGATCTCGCTGTGGGGTTCCGGGGCCGCAATCTCTTTCTTGAAGTCAAAGACGGCTCCAAGCCGCCGTGCAAGCGACGCCTGACGCCGGATGAGGAAGCCTTTCACGCGTCTTGGCGCGGCCATGTCGCTGTGGTCGAAAGCGTCGAGGACGCTCTGAAAATTGTGGGGGTAATGTGATGAAAAAAGAGCTCCGTGGGTGGAAGGCGATTAAAGACCACCTGATCATGTGCCGGGAAACAATCATCAAGTACGATTTTCCTGTTTATTCTGCTCGACGGCATGGCGCTGTGTGGGCTTACGCAGAAGAGCTAGATCTTCACAAGGCCAATCTTGAAAAAAAGTTTTCAGGAGTCGCACAAAACTGCACAGAATTGCACAAAACTGCACAAAATTGCACATTTTCTTAGTACATTATATCGAAAAATATGTTACGCTCCCGGCAAAAGTCAGGAGCGTTTTTTTATGGGCAATTTCCATTTTTCCACCAGATCCCTCCGCAACCTTTCCGAGGTACACCCGAATCTGATCGCCGTGGTTGGGCTGGCGCTCTCTCAGAGCGTCGTGGACTTTACCGTGGTGGAAGGGCTGCGGGATATTGAGACACAGCGTCAGAACGTCTCCAAGGGCGTCTCTCAGACCATGAACTCCCGTCATCTCAAGCAAGACGACGGTTTTGGTCATGCCGTGGATCTCTATCCCTACTTTGACGGCTCAGTACAAGTAGAAGCGCCGGAAGAGGCTTTCCGGGGCATCGCTTACGCTATGCAGTCCGCCGCCGATACGCTCGGCATCCGCATCACATGGGGCGGCTCTTGGAAGTCTTTCGTCGATATGCCGCACTTTCAGTACGAGGGGGTGAAGTGATGACCACGACAAAAACCTTTTGGGCGGGGCTTGTAACTGCCCTTGCCGGGCTTCTCAGCATCTTCGGCATCGATGTGTCCGGCGATACGCAAGCCGCTATCGTCAACGGCATTTCCGCTATTGCTACGGTGGGGGGTGCGGTTGTCGCCGCCATTTCCGCATGGCGCAATAACCGCAAAAATTCTGATGCCGAAGAAGAAAAGAAGGCGTGAGCGTGTCCCGTGCCGTTGAAGTCCTCGCTCTCCTCCTCTCGCTCGGCTATCGCTGGCTTGAAAAGCTGGATGCGGATCGGGCTCAGGCTTTCCGCGATTCTTTGCGTGATGACCCTCTGCGCGTGCTCATGCAGCAGACCGGGGGCAAGCCTTCCGATCCCGTCCACGCCTACTCTGACAAGTCAGAAAATCGTGGTGCTGGACGGGGTGAGGGGGTGGTGGATCGATGAGCGTGATGCAGCAACGCTGGCGCAATGGATCGAAAACGTAGAGCAGGTAGGTAGGTGATGGGACTTTCACCCGAAGATTCTCAGCATGTAGTCGACTCAGTTGCTCTCTCGTGGCCTTATGTCGGACTGGCACTTTTGGGAGGCCTCGCCCGAGCCTGCCGTTTTGGGGTGCACTCGGTAAAGCAGTTCATCGGCGGCTTGCTGTGCTCTGGCGTTTCCGGATTGCTCTGTATCCTTGCACTATACGATCAAGATGTGCCTCCCCTTTTTGCGGGGGCTATCGTTGGGATGGTCGGATATTCCGGCGGTTCCGTGCTTGATGCGGTCATAGGCATACTCCTGCGCAGGATTCGGCGCGGGAGGGTTTGAGAGAGAAGAGAGTCACGCGGCGACGTTCCCCCCGGTCGCCTATCGCCCGCTGCAGCGGGGTACAGGATAAACGGTCGCCTTCGAAAAGGGCTATGCATATCGACGCCGGAGCATAGCCGCCCTTCACGGGGAATCGGGCGGTGTAGCATGGCAGGGCCGATATATCGCGTGATGTACTGCAATGAAAGTCTCCTTCGGGGGGTCAATTTTTTGGGAGTTGAGCATGGCGTCAAGATTCGATTGGGAAACCATCCGGGCAGAGTACGAAACCGGGGCTACACAGTCTGAACTCTCTCGAAAGCACGGGTGCAGCCGTACCGCGATTCAGAAAAGGATCGAGCGTGAAGGATGGGTTCAAGACGTCTCTGACGCCATTGACCGCCTTGCGCAAGCAAAGGTTGCGGGAGTGGTTGCGGGTTGCAACCCTGAAAAAAAGGCCGCTGCCGTTGAAGCCGCCGCCGATAGGAAAGCCTCAGTAATTCAGGGGCACAGGGATGCTTGGCCTGACATTAAAGAACTGAATCGACGTGCCATTGCCGAAAACAATTTTGATCTTGCCAAGCTTGCCAAGATTTCTGCTGAGACTGAACGGCTTATCCAAGACGGTGAGCGCAAGGCGTGGGGTATCGCTGACAAGGTGGAAGGAGAGCTCCCGGGCGTAGCTGCAGCAGTGCAGTCGGTGAGTGCCGAAATCGCGGGCATGTTGGCAAAAGTAAAGGCGGCACAGGAATGACACGGGAAGAAGCGATCGAGGGATATAAAGCTGCCAAGTCTGCGGATGACCTGCGGGCTCTTTGCGCGGGGGATCTCTTCTTTCTGCTCGTTTACGGGATGAAGCGCGAAGACATGAATCGGGACTGGCTCTATGAACGGTGCCGGGAAGTACAGCGTGAACCTGACGGGCATCTCGATTTGTGGGCTCGTGAGCACTACAAGAGCACAATCATAACTGTCGGGCTGACGATCCAGAACATCCTGAACGATCCTGAACTCACAGTCGGAATCTTTAGTCACACGCGGCCCATCGCAAAAGCATTCCTGCGCCAGATCAAACGCGAGTTCGAGACGAACCGACTTTTGCAAGAGCTTTTCCCGCATATCTGCCCGCCAGCCAAGGGCGAGACGCGTACATGGTCGGAAGATGGCGGCATTGTCGTCCGCCGCTCGACGAATCCGAAAGAGAACACAATTGAAGCTTGGGGATTGGTCGACGGCCAGCCCACGGGCAAGCATTTCTCCGTGCTCGTCTATGACGATGTCGTGACCCTTGAATCAGTGTCAACGCCTGAGCAGATCAAGAAGACGACTGATGCATGGCGGCTGTCTCTCAACCTTGGCGCGCATGGCGGAATGCGGCGCATGATCGGGACGCGCTACCACGCGAACGACACCTACGCCGAACTGATAAAGCAGAAAAGCGTCAAGGTGCGCCTCCATCCGGCTACCGATGACGGGACATTTGAAGGCAATCCCGTGCTTCTTTCTCTCCAAAGGCTCAAAGATAACCGCCGGGACATGGGGCCCTTCGTCTTCGCATGTCAGATGCTCCAGAACCCGATGGCTGACAAGGCTGACGGCTTCCGCCCGGAATGGCTGCACTACTGGCAAGTACGCCGGGAATTCTGGGAACCGATGAACCGCGTTATTTTCGTCGACCCTGCAGGAAGCAAAAAGAAGGGTAGCGACTACTCCGTATTCTGTGTCGTGGGCTGGAATGTTGACCGGAACATCTACCTCATACACGGCGAGCGTGTCCGGGCGAACTTGACTGAGCGGGCCGCAACGCTGTTCCGGCTGGTGCGCGAGTACAACCCCATTTTCGTCGGGTACGAGCGCTATGGGATGCAAGCTGACATCGAGCACATCGGTAACGAAATGGCACGCGTCAACTACTTCTTCTCGATCCGGGAGATGGGTGGTCAGACGCCGAAAGCCGACCGTATTCGACGGTTGATTCCGTGGTTCGAGCAAGGGCGGCTCTTCCTTCCCGTTGAATCCTCCTTCCGGGACACGGAAGGGGCGATCCGCAACTTTACCTCTGAATTCGTGAGCGAAGAGTACGAGACGTTCCCCGTATGTGCACATGACGACATGCTGGACTGTCTGGCGCGTCTTGCGGAGCCAGATCTTGGTGTCGGCTTCCCGGAAGCCGTGGACGGCATGAGCGCCGTAGAGCGTGAGCTTGCCCGCATCGCTGAACACGACCGACGCGACGACAACGGCCTTTTGTACGGATGGAGGGGATAATGGCGTACCGTTTCAGCATAGCCGATACCCCGGAGCTTCGCCGTCTGCCGTGGGAGAAGATGGAGGCGGAAGGGCTCACGCGGGCGATCATTTGGAACCGCCTGCGCCCGACGCTGCTTGACTGGCTAGAGCTTGTATCCCCTTCCACGACGCTCATGGGCTTGGCGTTCGACGATGAGAAGGGCGGAGAGCTGGCGGGGGCCCTGTGGGTTGTTCCCTCCGGGCTGTGCGGGACGGTGCATTTCGTTATTTTCAAGGAGTGGCGCGCCGACAAGGTGCGCCTTGGGCGCGAGGCCGTACGATGGATTTTCGAGACGTGGACGCTTGAAGCCCTGTTTGCTGCGTTCCCGGCTGGCTATCGGCACCTGTGGGCGTTCATGGAGGCGCTTGGATTCACGCCGTGGCCTGAGCGTCTGCCGAAAGCCTGCATCATGCCCACGCCTAGCAATCCGAAACGCTGCAAAGACATGGCGCTGGCTCTCCTGCGCCGTCATGATGTGAGGTGAGTATGGGTGGTGTAGTAGATGCGATTTTTGGCGGTGGAAAGTCCTCTCCATCTGTCGTCACATACGAGGCTGAACAGGCCCCGCGTGAGTCGGAACAGGAGGCCGTGGCTTCCGGTGTACGGGATGAAGAGCGGCGCAAGCTGCGGCAACGGCGGCTTATGGGCGGCACCATGCTTTCTTCTCCGCTCGGGCAATCTGGTGCCGTCTCAAGCACAGGTTCAAGCCTGCTCGGAAGGATAGGATAGTATGGCCGTCGACATGAAGGAACTCAAGGCTCTCGTCTCGCACCTTGAGGGGCTGCGGGAAAAGCGCCTAGCGCAACAGCTTGAAATCGGCAAGCTGATCCTTCCCTCTCGCGGTCTGTTCAAAGGCGAAGAAACGGAATGCTTGCGCGACGCCAATCTTTTCAATCCCGCAGCGCAAAGGGCTCTCCGCAAGGCCGCCGCCGGGATGACGCAAGCTATCACGCCAGCGTCCGATCCTTGGTTTCGTCATGCGTTCCTTTCCCGTGACGACAGGGAAGTTACCTACGCCAACGAATACGTCGATTCCGTGGATTCCCGCATTCGCTCCGTGCTGTCAGCCGGGGGATTCTATCAGGGTATCCATGCTTTCAACAAAGAGCTGTTGGGGTTCGGATGCGCGTTGTTTTACTGCGAATCATCCCCGCGAACCGTGGCGCATTTCTCCTGTCAGACCTGTGGCACCTATGCCGTGGCGCTGGACGCCGACAGGATGTTGTCGTGCGTCGTGCGTCGTCTGAGGATGACTCCCACAGAAATGAAAGAGCGCTTTGGGGAAGACAAGCTTTCGTCTGTAACGCGGGAACTGCTCAAGACGAAACCGTATGGGCCCGTTGAAGTCGTTCATGTCGTGCGGAAGCGTGAGGACGGAGATGTACGCAAGAAAGACTCCCGGAATATGCCTTTTGCCTCGTATTGGTACGAGGAAAATGGGGAAGGGCTGCTCACTGAAAGCGGGTTCCGCTCCATGCCGTTTTTTTTCACGACATGGGAAGATGCACGAGGCATTTACGGAACCGGGCCCGGGGACGATGCGCTGGCCGATCAGAAAGGCATTGAAGCGTGGGAACGGCGCAAGGCCGTAGGCATCGAGAAGATGATCGATCCTCCGCTGCTGGCTCCCGGGACGTTGAAGCGGCATGTACGGGCTGCTCCGGGCGAAACGATTTCTGACACGGCTTTCGGACAGAGCAACGGCCTCCGGCCTCTTTATGAGGTCAATTTCGGTACGGCCGTTCAGTATGTGCAGGAAGAGATCAACCAGATCTCCATGCGGCTTGAAGACGTGATGATGGCGAACATCTTTGCCAACATGTCTTTGGAGACGCGCCCGGCAGGTATGACGATGACCGAGTACATGGATCGCCGTCGCCGTTCCGCCGAGCTCATGGGCCCCACGGTTTCAAGCTATGAGCCGCGTGTGCTCAATCCGCTGATCGAGCGTGTGTACATGCTGCTTGATGAGGCCGGGCTTCTTCCTCCTCCTCCGGACGGACTTTCAGAATGGGCGACGCTCGACGTGTCGTACCAGTCGCCTATGGCGCAGATGCTTGAGCAGTCTGGCGCCGTGGCCACGGCACAGTTCATGGAGCAGATTGCTCCGCTCATTCAGATTTCACCTGACATTATGGACAAGATTGACGTTGACCAGATGATTGACGAGCTCGCGCAGCGCATGGGCGTTCCGGCCTCGATCATTCGGTCTGACGAAACCGTTGCGGCTATCAGGCAACAGCGGGCGGAAGCGCAGGCGGCGCAACAGGCGCAGGCCTTCGCAATGATGGAAGCTGAACAGGCGGCGAAACTTGGAAACGTCAAGACACAAGGGACGGTAGCCGGGGCTGTCTTGGGTACTGAACAGGGGGCCGTGCAGTGACAATGCAGATGCGGGAAGAGGCGGAAGCCGAACGGATGGCGCAGGATGAGCAGGAGCGCCGGGACTGGTTCGAGATGATGCAGAGTGAGGCCGCGTTTCGGGTGTTCCTCGGGCTGCTCGATGAAATGGGCGCAAATCGGGTGATGGTGACAGAGAACGACATGCGGATGCGCAACATGGCGGATCAAATTCTCGACCGGATCGCAAAAGCAAATCCCAATGCCTACGTCCGGTTAATGTTGGCATTGAAAAATATTTAGGAGGTTTACAGATGGATGATCCTATCGTTGGCGGACAGGAACAAGTTCAAGAACCTACGGACGTGGTCGATGCGCCTTCCGGCAATGGCGGCGCGGCTTCGGAAGCTCCGGCCAGTACTCCGGCTAATACGCAGGAAACTGCGCAATGTTCTGAATCTTCCGATTGGCGAGCCAGCCTGCCGGAAGGATGGGCGGACAAGCTGAAAGACGTCGAAAGCGCCGATGACGCAATGAAGGCGCTTGAGCGCGGCCTTGGCTACAAGCCCGCCGAAAAAGCCGAAGACATCACGCTCAAGTACCCCGAAAGTTTCAAAGGAAAAGTCGACGAGGGCGTTGAGGCTGGTTTCCGTGACTTCTGCGTCAAACAGGGCATCACGCCGGGGCAGGCTCAGGCTTTGCTCGACTGGCAACTCGGCGCGGACAAGGAAATCAGGGACAAGCTCATCGAAGATGGGACGAATACGTTGCGCGAAACGTGGGGCAATCGGTTCGATGAAAATCGCGGCGCTGCCCTGAAAGCGTTCACGGCGCTGGATCGGCGTATGGGCGGGGAATTGTCCGGCACCGTATCCGGGCACGGCATGGCGAACGATCCGGTTTTCGTCCGGGCGTTCTATGAAATCGGAAAGTTGCTTTCCGAGGATACGCTTTCCGGAGGAAGCGGTGCTACCGCCTCCGATACGGTTGAAAGCGCGAAAGACACATACAAGGACATGTTCAAGGGGTAAGTTATGGCAGTGGCACAAACACTTCATGAAATCGCACTCGACAAGGCAAAGAAGCGTCCGGAGCTTGTGGACTTCCTTACCGAAGAAGCTCCTATCCTCAAGATGCTGAAATGGATTCCGGCGACACACGGCCTCTGGAACGTGGAAGAAATTTTGGATTCCATCCAAGGCGCAAGCTTCACGGACTTGGGCGCTCCTCTTCCGTCCATGAAAGCGGAAACGCAGCTCCGGCAAACTTACGTCAATCTGCTCGGCGGAGAGGTGGAAGTCAGCAAGGATAAGGCTGCGCAATTCGGGGGGGCCGCAAATTATTTCGCCCGCCGTGAAAATGCCTTTTACAAACAGGCGGGCATGGATACGGAGCTGGCGATCTGGCGTGACTACTGGCGTAAGGCGGCGCTCAAGAACAAGTTGATCACCAAATGCGGCGCAACGGCGAATGCCTATACCATCCTGATTGTCCGTTTCGATCAGGAAAACAACATCGGCATTTATGACCCTACGCAATTCAATCAAGGACGTTTGCTCGATCCTGAACCGCTCAATGGTGGCGCCCTTTACCATTTGCGCAGTCAGCCCGGAGTATCCGGCTACGGCGTTGAGTACCGCGGGCGTTTCGGTTGGCAGTTGCTCAATCCGGCTCGTGCCGTTCACGCTATCGTCAATGTTGATTCCGCAAATCTGCCCACGTTGAGCCAGATCGAAGATGCCATTGCTTCCGTACGTGGAACGGCGGCGAATACATACATCTTCGGGCACCACAAGATCGTGCAGAAGACATTCAGCGCAATCAAGCAGGCTGATATCATGTACGTCAACGGAGATAATAGCATTCAGACTATTATCGGTGCGATCAACGGCATCAAGATCATCGGCTCCTACAACCTGCCTGACGGCATTGAAACCGCCGTGGCGTAAGGAGGAAACATATGGCTTTTGAATTCGGTTCTGAAAATCGCTGGCATGACCAGTATTTCGGCAAAGACGTGACCATTCCTTCCACCACAAGCACGGTGTGTGACACGCCTCTGGCTGTAGGCCAGCATCACGGGGCGCTTGCCGTGACCATCTCCGCCAAAGGCGCTGTGAGCATTCCTTCCACGAAAAAGCTCACCGTGACGATTCAGGGGGCGGATACGGAAGACGGCTCTTTTGCCGACATCCCCGGGGCCCCCGAAATGAGCGTAAGCGGGGGAGCTAGCGCGGCAACCGCTTTTGCTGACGGCGACATCATCGGAAAGTTGGTGCTGCCGGATATGCAGCGGTACGCCAAAATCAAGTTGACGACTGACGGCGCGGCCACCGGAAAGGTCGACGTGTTCCTGTCGTACCTCGCCCGATAAGTGTGGGGGGCTTTGCCCCCTTCACCTCTTCATTCAGCCATTTCCGAGACAGCCATGATTACGAGAAAACAGACGGTCAAAAAATATACTGTAACTGCGGGCGTTCTTGAATACGGAGTTCCATTCCCTATTTATGAACAAAACGATGTTCTTGTGATTTGGTCTGTCGAGCATGAAGGCAGAAAAGAGCACACTTTGAGTCGGGGACCAGACTACAGCGTGAGGATCAATAGTGCGGGAAACGGCGGAGTAGTAACTCTAGTTTCTGGACGCGTTCCTGTCGGCGCAACGTTGGCAGTCATCTCGAATATACCGGAAACACAAGAGCTGGATCTGTATCATACCGCAGAAGTCGATACCGAATCTTTGGAAGATGAACTTGATCGACAAGTTCAGATGATCCAGCAACTCAGTGATACGCTGTCGCGCTGTATAAAAGTCGGCGTGACCAGCGGGATGACACCGGAACAGCTTCTTGAAACTATTTTTCATGCACGGGATCAGATTCTCGCCGGACTTATTTTTGCGGGCAATACGACAGGTGCTACGATGGTGGTTGCGGACGGGACGACTACGCCGCGCAGCATATCCGACCGCTTCGCAGACATCATCAACGTGAAAGACTTCGGCGCGAAAGGCGACGGGGTGACGGATGATACGGACGCGATAAAGTCAGCACTTATTTTTGGGTTATCATCTGGAAAAACAGTCTATTTTCCGTTTGGAAAGTACAATTTCACACGCATCTCTATAAAGGGATCTGGTAAACTGACTATCCGTGGAGATAGGGCTGAACTTTTTTCAACTGTAAACGATGGTGCAATCCAAACAGGATATGGTGATGACTACTCCTTGAAATTTTCAGGTGAAAACATATTCACAAAAAAAACTCTCGGACAGACACTTCTAGCAACATCAAAAAAATTTTATAAACAGGATGATTGGGATATTCAAAAAGGAGATTTAATTCTTTTTGGTACGAATCGTTGTCTCACGTGCGGATATAGAGGTACATGGACAGACGGTATTTTGATTGAAGTATCATCAGTAGATGGAAATATTGTAAATCTTGATGAATATGTTTCTATATATCTTCCTGAAGATAAAGATATACATGGCCTTATAGCATCATCAGGAACCACTACACAGATAGAATTTACTGATATAGATAGTACAGATATGCTCTATGATATTACATGTACTTCTGGATCTAATAAGGGGATAACAAGAAAAATATCACGTTGGGATAATACAAAAAAAATAGCTTCATTCATTGTGAGTAGCGTTGGTCAAAAGGCCTGGCCGCATCCTATATCATCAGGTGATGTCTTTACGCTACAAAAACGAGTCACTATATCATGTTATCGTCCTATCTCTGTTGAAATGTCTGGTCTAACCGTATCTCGAACATTACAGACTGATGCAATAGCTGGAGCACATGGATATTTTGGCCCACGTGTTGATTTCGGACGAGCAAAAATCAGCAACTGTCGATTTACTAATTTTTCAGAAACTTCTTTTGCTTTTTTCTATTGCTACAAGCCATCAATTATCGATTGTGATTTTGAAAATGCCAATCGAGAATATATTTCATCAGTAAATTTAACTGATGGTACAGGATATGGCCTTTTACGTATTGGTTGTTATGGAACTTTCGGATCAAATCTTAGATTTTCAGGGTGCCGTTCTGGTTTGAATTGTGGGGGAATGGATGCTCTTGATATATATGGTGTTTTTTCAAATATACAATGTTTTAATGGTAATGTTCTTAATTATACTGGAGAGTTTGAACTTTGTTCAAACGGAATTGGACAACACGGTAATGGATGGAAAAATACATATTCAGATATAAAAATTATAGGAACAACTGGTATTTATGCAGTTTCTGTATCTGGACATTATACTACATATAAAAATATAGAGATACATGGCCCATCAAAGATGGGGTTTACTATTGGATATAATTTTGGAGTAGATATTATAGACTGCTTATTCCAAAGTACATTGACGGATGAACACCATTTCTGTCAACTTTGGGTAAAGCAGTACGACAACAGAAAACCAATTAGATTCATAAGGAATACTGAAAAGAATTGCGCTTTTACATTCTGTAGTTTCTATGGAATCAACGACGGCGATTTAGAAAATTTGGTAATAGAAAACCTTCATTTCTATGATAATACTGTATTTATGTCTGATAATGCACAAGTGTTCAGAGGCTTTTTTGGCTTATCACCAAGTGTAAAAGTAAAAAATATTTTTGATAACGGTAATAATCATGTTTTTTCAGATAACACAAATATCCTCATTTATGGATGGGCAAGCGGTGTAGGACCAAGTTTCACTTTAGCAGATAACGGATTTGTTCAAGTTTCTAATAATTCTTATATTATAAAAATAATTAATGGTTCAACTCTTTCTATACCTCTTGGAAATACAACAGGCCTACAAACATGCATATCAATATACAATGGCAATAGTAATGAAGTTTGTTGCAATAGAGTTAACCTGTTTGATATTGTTGGTGATTCTACAGATCTTAGTCCCATCGAATTCAACAATAAAAGAAACATAAATATATTAAATTCAAAGTCAGACTTCAATCTGTTTGAAGATGGAAAATTATCAATATGGAAAAGTAGGGGAAATATATTTTTCCATTCTACTGTACAAGGCCTACAAACTTTTTGTGTGTCGTTCGATAAAATTTAAATAAGGTAGGTATTTAAATGCCCATTCCGTACTTTTCTGGATATAAAGATGTTCTTGTATGTGATTTAAAATCAGAAAACGGAGCGCTCCGTTTTCTGACAACATCTGGACATCAATATATAACAGCAGATTCATGGTATCCTCAGAATAATGTTACGTCGCTTGGAAAGGCTGGAAATCGTTGGACACAGCTTTTTGCTATGACAGATAGTATTTCAACTTCTGATGAACGATTGAAAGAAGATATCCATAATATCCCTGATGCGATATTGGATGCTTGGGGAGATGTTCAATGGCATCAATACCAGTTTATTGACGCTGTTGCAAATAAAGGTGCTGAAGAGGCAAGGATACATAGCGGGCTTATCGCACAGCGTATTAAATCAATTTTTGAAGAACACGGTATTGATGCAACGAAATTTGGTTTGCTCTGTTATGATTCTTGGGATGGAAAGCAAGCAACATTTAAGCATGTAAAAAAACTTATTGCTGAAGCTGTTTATGATGAGGATGGGAATGTGCTTGTTCCTGAAGAGTGGATGGAGCAAGAGATTGAAATATCCCCATCTGTTGAAGCTGGAGATATCTGGTCTGTACGGTACAGTGAGGCTCTCGCTGTAGAAGCAGCCTACCAACGCCGCAGAGCAGACCGCATAGAAGCCCGGATAGCGGCTTTGGAAGCAAAGTTGGGTATCGTATGAGCCGGAACCGTACAACGATCATCAATACGGCACTTATGCGTGCCGGGGCGCAGGGCATCAACCTAGCGTTTCAGGATACACCAGCGGCACAGATTGCGGAGGCTGCATACGACCGGAGCCTTGAATTTTGCCTTTCGCTGTATCCGTGGCCTTTCGCGCTTCGGTATGTTGTGCTGGCACAGTCCGCTAATGTCCCTCCTTTCGGCTACCGATATGCGTATCAGCTCCCCGGCGACTGTATGCGCGTTCTGGATGTGAGGAGGCATGGTAACGCTGGTGAGGTACCGTCATGGGCATATCGGCATTCAGGGCCTCGCTATAGCATTGTCGGGCGGGAAATCTATACCGACGCGGATAGCATCGCACTCAGGTACGTGAGCAATGATCGGGAAATGGCTGTCAGCGAAACATTTGCCGATGCCCTCGCGTGGAAAATCGCCTTTGAAATTTCCCAGTACGTTTCGCAAGGCGCAGCCAATGCGCAAAACTATTTTCAGCTTTTTGAGCAGGCCATTGACCGGGCGAAAGTAGAAGCCGACGCGCAGGAAGACCCGGTACGCGAGGAATGGCCATCACATTTTCTTAAGGAACGGTGGGTAAACTGATGCCTATTTTCCATACACAAAATGTCCTGAATGGCGGCGAGATTTCCCCTTTGCTTCGAGGGCGCGTGGATCAGCCGCGCTACAACACCGGGGCGCGGGAAATGCTGAACATGGTCCCTATGCCGCAGGGAGGGACAACTCGCAGGCCGGGGACGCGGTATCTGGGTACGGCGAAGAGTCAAACGTCACGTCTGGTTCCATTCGTGTTCAGTGAGACGCAGGGCCGGATACTTGAGTTCGGTGATAAGACGATGCGGGTATGGCTGCCTGATGGAAAACTCGTTTCTTCCGGTTCCGAACCATATGTTGTGTCTACTCCGTTCGCCGCGTCCGATCTGCGGGCTGTTCGGTTCGCACAGTCTGCGGACGTTGTTTACTTCGCTCATCCGTCGTATCCGCCGTGTAAGCTCTCTCGGTATTCCGATAATGATTGGAGATGGACGACGCTCACATTCATGCCGTCCATCGCAACCCCGCAACAGCCTGCGCTACAGATTTTGGATAAACGTGCTGATGATGACAAACCGAAAAATCCGAGCAGGACGGATTACAGCTATCTCGTCACGGCCATTGATGGAGAAACCGGAGAAGAATCTTCCGCATCTCCTGCCGCGACGATTGAAGCCGAGGCACTGAACAGCGTCGATTACCACATCCGCATAACATGGCCTGCCGTATCCGGTGCCAGCGAATACCGCATCTACAAAAAGAAGACTGGGGTTTTCGGATTCATCGGGCGGGCAAGCAAAGACGATACAACTACCGCGACAACGACGCTCCAAGGGATTGATATTGGTGGGTATCGGTTTTCTCGGACGGCAGACGATTTGTTCGTCTCAGTCCTGACCCAATCTGTCGAAAACTCTGACGGAACAACAACGACAGTCGTCACCGGGGTCAAGGTTGGGAAAACTGGTGTTTTTGTTCCACAGACTTATCCGGCATGGTACAATGCCTCGTTGCAAAAGCTTTTCGTTTATCACGGAAATGATGAACAGGGAGTCCCCGTAGGCTGGATCGGAGTCGATAACGTTCCTTCGGGATATGAGGGAGAGTACGGAAGCTTCACAAGCTATACAGGATTCGGTCAGAATTCGGAGTACCCTCAAGGATTTCAGGGAGACATTCAGGCGAATCCGGTCTTTTCTTATACTTACGCGCAATACTATGACGACAAGAACATCGGCGCGGATACCGAAGATACGCCGATAGAGCACAAGAATCCTTTTGAGGGCTCAGGAAACTATCCTTCACAGGTCTTTTTCCATCAACAACGCCTTGGATTTGCGGCTACGGCAAACAGGCCGATCACGTTCTGGCTGTCCCGTACCGGAGATTTTGAAAGCATGGCCTCTTCGGTGCCCCCGAAAGATGATGATGCGATTGAAGTAACCCTTGCCGCTACACAGGCGAATCGGATTGTGTGGCTCCAGCCTGACCGCAACGCTCTTGCTTTCGGGACAGAGGGGAGTGAATGGACGCTGCAATCTTCGGAGGGCGTGGTGCTCACGCCGTCAACCGTCTCTTTCCAGCTCCAGACAACGAACGGTGGAGAAGGTACAGTATCGGCGCTGTCCGTTGGCGGCGGGGTTCTGTATGTGCAGCGCGGGTCAGGGGCAGTACGCGAGTTCGCCTACAACTACAGCGCGGACAAGTACCTCGGGCAGGATTTGACCATCCTTGCCCGGCATATCATCAAGGATCGGGACATCACGGCATGGGCGTACCAGCAAGAGCCGTACAGCACGCTCTGGTGCGTTCTTTCCGACGGTACGTTTGCTGGTTTGACATACATGAAGGAACAGGACGTCATCGGCTGGCATCGGCATACAACTGACGGGAGTATACTTGACGTGGCCGTCATCCCGGGGACGCCTGATGATCAGGTTTGGTTCCTCGTGCGGAGGCCGTCCGGCGTCTTTGTCGAACGGCTGGAATCCTTTTTTGACAGCGACAACCTTGATGACGCCTTTTTCCTTGACTCGGCATTGCACTACAGCGGCGAGGCTGCGGATACGTTCAGCGGGCTTGGACATCTTTCCGGCCGCACCGTGCAGGTCTTTGCGGACGGCGGCACGATTGATGGATTGACCGTAAGCGCGGGCGGGGAACTCAAGCTGAAAAGCCCGGCGAAATCCGTACATATCGGCCTTCCGTATACTTCGCGGGTCATACCGAACTTGCCCGAAGTGCAGACACAGCAAGGATGGACGCTTATGCACAACCGGAAGATTTCCGCCGTACGGGTCAGGACGTACAGGAGCATGTCGTTCCTTGCCGGAATTGCAGGGAATCTTTCCCCCATCGTGGACAGGCACATTAAGGGAGGGGCTTTCAGCGTGCGGCCATTTTTCAGCGACGGTACGGATCTGAACATGGAAACCTGCGGCGGGTGGTCCTCCGAATCCCCGCTTGTCTTTGAAGTAAGCAGCGCGACGCCGCTCACGATTCTGGCGATCGTCACGACAATGGATATTGCACCGTATGCCGGGGGAGGGATGCTGTAATGGGATTCGATCCTTTGACTTTAGCGTTGGCTGCTGGCGGCCTTTCCGCCGTTCAGAGCCTCTCCAGCACGAACGCCGCCAACAAACAGGCGCGGTATCAGCAAGACGTGGCGGAAGCGAACGCGGCGGCCGCACGGAATCAGGCGAAGATCACGGCTGAGAAAGGGCGGATTGAAGGGGAAAACCTTGACCGGGAACGGTCTGCGCTCCGGCGCCAGTATGCGGATTTGCAGTCCGGCAATATCGCTTCCCTCGGCGCCCTCGGCGTTGACATTTCCGGCGGTTCGGCTGCGGACACGCTGGAAGGCAATGCGCTGCGGTTCTCTCAGGATGTGGCACTGAATCGGTATCAGAAAGCCCTTTCCGAATGGGAAACGGGCGAGAACGTGAAGGCTCTTGAGGCAAACGCGGCGAACTATGACGCGGCTGCCAGCTACTATGGCTCGACGGTAAAGGGGCTTGGCAACTCGCTTCTGACGGCGGGCATCACCGGGTTGACCAGCGGAATCGGGGCTTATTCGATGGCCGGGGGATTCGGGGGAGCTAACCAGTGGGCAGGAAATACTTTTGCAAAGAGTGGGGCGAATAAAGTGATGCACGCTAACCAGTATGTTAAGCTTGGGCATTAGGGTAAGACATGGCGATCCGTATCCAGCAATACAATACGGGGCCCCGGCGTATCGGCGTAGGCGGCATTGATCCGGGGTATCAGCAACCGCGTATCGGGAACATCGCGGCTACGGCGGAGAACCAGCTTGCAGGCACGGTTCTGGAGGCCGGAAAAGCCCTCACCAACGTGGCGATCAAGGAATACGTGAGCACGGAGACGACGCGGGTATCCCAGTCGCTCCTTGCCATGCAGAAAGAGCTTTCCGCCGAACGTGACCGCTACATGGCGGAGAATCAGGGGCAGAACGCCATTGAAGCGGGCCAGCACTTCGAGAAGTTCGCAAGGGAGACGGCTCAGAAGTATTTTCAGGAGGGCGGATTCTCCGGTCGCTTTGCCGAGATGTTCAACAAGCAGGCTGCGGGCACGACGCTGCACTTTACCGAACAGGGGCAGGCGTACGGGCGCCAACAGAAGGCCGCTTGGGAAGAGTCCGTTCTTACCGGGGAGATCGAGGACTTCCAAAACCTTGCGGCGCAGAATTACAACAACCCTGAGCTTATCGAATTCAACCGTTCGGCTCTCCGGGAACGGATTGAAAATATGCGTCCCGGCATGGATAACAGGGCGCTTCTCTCCCGTATTGATGAGGGAGCTGCGGAAAGCATTATCAGCGGGTATCTCTCGCATGACGACATCAAGGGCGCACGAGGTGCGCTAAATGAATACCGGGGACTCCTTGGCGACAAGGTGAACGCGGTTGAGCTCCAGATCCGCAACCGTGCAGACGCGCTTGAAGCCAAGGCCCGGGCAGAGGCGGAACGGGCACAGAATCAGGCGGCGGCACAGCTTGGAATAAGCCTGTTCCAACAATACGGGAACAACGCGGAAAGCGTGCAGGAACAGATCGGAAAGATAAAGGATCCTGTGATGCAGGGGAAAGCGATTCAGTCCTACCTCACGCAACAGGGATTGCATGAACGGTTGCAGCAACTGGAAGAAGTCCAGCAAAAGGCGGCTGCCTACAATGATGGCGTATCCCAAACAGAGGCGGTGCTGAAAGATACCAACCTCACCAATGATGAGAAGAATACAAGGCTTGCGGAGATTCAGGCAGGTATTTCCGACCCTAAGACGCGCAAATCCGTAGCCGATTATCAGGATTTTCTGATCAACGGCGTCGAGGCTCCCGTCAATGACCGTATTTTTGCTGACGCGCAGTCTTATGCGGCACAGCCGGGCGTGACTCCCGATATGGTGACTGCTCGTTTTTCCGGTTCTCTCCCTCCCTCAGCACTCCAGAAGGTGAGAAAAAATGCTGATGATCAGCAATGGAAGCAGGAAGAACAGCTTTTGAAGGATGAGCTTATCAGCACGTTGAAGAATAGATTTAACTATAGAGATGCTGACGCGCAATCTGTTTATCGTTTGATTTTGAGTCAACTCAACGGAACAGTCGGCTATGAGGCCAGACGCAAGAAAGCACTATCCCTTGCTGTGGAAATTACTGTTGATAAAGGAAGATGGTCTTGGGGTAAGGACATTCCTGCCGCATCATTAGCGCGTTACCAAGAGCAGGGATACCAGTTCTCCAAAGTGGTGGAAATTCCTGAAACCGTAAAGCCGATGATTGATGAGGCTCTTTCCGTTCAGGGAAAAGAATTGACGGATGAGAACCGTAAGGCGCTTTATCAGAACTACCTCAAGCAACAGGGGAAATAATGTCTCAGAATCCGTTCATGAGTGTTGAAAAAAAGGGTGTTCTTTCTCCCTCTACCAATCCCTTCATGGGGATTACGCTTGAAGATTCCGACTTTGAGCAGTCGCAAAAGGTTTCCCCAGACCAGATCGAGGCCGTGGCCTCTGGCGATCTTTCCGCTACCGGGTACGAGCCCGATCCGCAGGTAATTGCCGAGTTTCAGCGCGTTCCGCAAATCAATATTCCGGAAGAGGCTTTTGCCGGGTATGTTCCTGATACCAGCGCGCCTGATTTTTCCGGTCTTCGTGTTTCTGATACGGCCTTTGAAAGCTACGCTCCGGAAAGGATGGGTCAGCCTTCGGATGAAGCGCAAGCTCTTGTATCCTCTCTTGCGGGGAATTTTAACCGGAACGCGGGCATGGTCTTTTCGGATGCGGAGTATGCCGCGCAGAGTGAAAGCCAGCAACGGAGACGACAGGTGGAAGCGGATCTTGCGCAAGATCTGGATCTTCGCGCCCGCACGGTAGCCGAAACCTTTCCTAATCCGCTTCCTGCCGTGGAACTTTCAAACAAAACAGGCATCCCTGTAGGTACGGTTTTGGAGAACCACAGGGAGATCGCCCGGGTCTATGATGCCGCACAGAATGGACCGACGCGCCGGGCAGCGCTGGAAAAGCTGATTCGTGATGAGCCGATTACCGGGCGCTGGCTTGTGCAGCAAGGCGCGGCCATGATTGCCGGACTTGGCGATCAGCTTCCTGAGATTGGAGCGTTTGAAAGACTTTCGCAAGAAATGCAGGAGGCAAACAGAGTTGGTCGACTCCAAATTGAGCAGACTGATCTTTTGAATAAAGTTTTCTGGCAAGACAATCCCGACCCTGCCGACCTCCAGCGCATCGATCAAATCAATTGGGAACTTTCCATCAACCAAGCCTATCGCCAAGATGAAAGCTTTTTGATGGGGGCATACCGTAGCTCCTTTTCCACGTTCGTTCCTCAAGTTACTGAGGGTGCCTACCGTTCCATACTCGGCGGGGCACAGGCCGGAGCCGCTGCGGGCATTGCTACTTCTGCCTTTGGTCCCATATCCGGTGTCTCTGCCGGATCCGCTTTTGCTGCAGGTGCCGGGGCCGCTGGCATCCGCTATGCTTTTGAAATGTCCCTCGGGGAAATATACGGTTCGCTCTCACAGTTGAAAGACGAGAACGGGCAACCTCTCCCGCGTGATGAAGTACGCCTTCTCTCCTTCCTTGGTGCCCTGCCTTCCGGAGCATTGGAAGTTGTGGGGGTACATAAGGCTCTTTCTCTTATTCCCGGCGCTGACAAGCTCCTGAACAGAGCTACAGTGGCCTCAGCACAACAGCTTTTGAGCAAGAATCCCTCTTTGCTCAAGGCCGTAGGAAAAGGGACGGGGGAAGCCCTCGGCGCACTGGCTACCGAAGTCGGCGTTGAGACGACGCAGGAAGGGATCAGCATCATCACAGAAGACGCTGCAAAACAAATCAGTGGGCAACCGTTCCGACTGACGACAGGAGAAGAAGCCGTTGATCGCCTGTCTGAGGCTGCGTATGAAGCTCTCAAGGCCTTTGTTCTGCCTATCGGGGTAGGTGGCGGAGCTATCAGAACCCGTGCGGCGTTCAGAGAATCCAGACAAGCGCGCAATGAGTCCAATGCGTTGCAGACGCTTGCGGATCATGCCAGTAACAACAAGCTGATTACGGAAAGCCCCACTGCTGCGGAACAGCTTGTCTCCCAACTGAAAGAAGAAGGAAAGATAGGCGATCTGTACATCAATCCTGAAGCCATGCAGCGCGTCCTTTTTCAGTCGGATGAAGGATTGCAGATTGCGCAGCGTATCGGGTTGTCTGCTGAGGATGTTGCGGACGCTCTGACCTTGGGAACCCGTGTTGCCGTGCCGATGGAAAAGGCCGTGCCCTACCTGCTGAATACGGCGCAGGGGAAGGAACTGTTGCAGGACTCCACGCTTGATCCTTCGGTTATGACTCCCGGAGAATTGCAGGAAGCTACAGCGGGCATGACCCAAGAGCAGATTGCACAGGTTGATGCTCTGAACAGCTTTTTCGATTTCGTGGATTCATCCATTGAGCAAGCTCAGAACAGCCGGGAAAGCTTTGATACGATAGCCGCGCCCTATATCCAGCAAATGCGCGACGCGGGGTACTCTGAGTCTCAGGCGCGGCATTATGGTGATCTTCTTGCCGCCAATGCGGAGCGGATGGCTCCGATGTATGGCATGGAGCCTGCCGCGTGGCTTGAATCCCGGCTACAGGGCATCCAGCTTATAGATCCCAATGCTCCGGCGCAGGATGTCCTTGACGCTCGTGCGCAACGAGCCTTTGCCCGCCAGCCGTTGGCAGAAAAAGATCCACTTTTGGCTCTGGTGTGGGGCCGCCTTGACGGAAAAACCCTTTCTTCCTCCTACAATGCCGATACGCTCAAGGAAATTACGCGGTCGAAAGGGCGGGGCCTGTTCAAGTCGAAAGAGAAGGGCGGCATTTCCATTGACGAGCTTGCGGACGAAGCCGTTCGCCGTGGTCTGCTCCCGGAAGGAAGCGGGGCGGATGAGCTTGTTGAGCGGTTGAAGCAGGACAACGCCTATCATCAATTCATCGATCCTGCTCGCGTTCAGGCCAATCCAAACGCCCGGGACGTTGTACCCGTGCTCCGGCGCGTCTTCCACATGAACACGATGGAGCTTGACGACAGCAAGGCCACCGTAACAGTCCCGAGGGAAGAGGGCATGAGCGGACCCTTGACGGACATTTACCAGCACGATGCGCTCTATGAGCTCTATCCCGAACTGCTGGACGCGCAATATGAGGTCGTGCCGGAAGAGCGGTTGCCTGGGAAGCTTGCCGGGTATTCCCCGAAGTATGGGACGATCTATATTACGACAGATCCCGATGTGACGCCTTCGGTTATCGCGCATGAAGTACAGCACGCGATCCAAGACGTTGACGAGCGGTTCGATTTCGGCTTGTCTGAGGAAGCGTCCCAAGAGGTTTATTCGCAGGTTGAACAGGAGTTGAAGGGCAAGCTCCCACTTGAGCGTGCCCGTGTTCTTGCTGCGCGCATCCAGTACCTTTCGCAGGCCCATGAGATTCAGGCGTTCGATACGCAAAATCGTTTTGAGCTGACTGCTGATGAACGTGCCAAATACGAGCCGAACAACCCCAGTACGTATTATCAAAACATCCGTGGGAAAATTGAGCCTACTGCCAACGGCAAATGGCTGATCAGCGTTTTCAAGGGCAAAAAGAACCTTTCCACGGTTATCCATGAGACGGGCCATTTCTTCCTCGAAAACCTCAGGGATGCCGCCGCGCTTGAGACGGCTCCGGATTGGGTCAAAAACGATTGGGCTGCTATCAAGGGTGAACTCGGCATCAAGGATGACGGCTTTATCGAGCGGGAAGCCCACGAGAAATTTGCCCGCCAGTTTGAAGCCTACGCCCGGGAAGGGAAGGCCCCCCGGCCTGAGTTACAGTCGGCGTTCAATCAGTTTCGGGCGTGGCTTACTGCGATCTATCGTTCCGTCCGGCGTTTGCTTGGTGACGCGGAACTTTCCGCCGATGTGCGCGCCGTGTTCGACCGACTTCTTGCCAGCGAAGAGGATATTGCCTCCGCTCGAAAGAGAGGCGCACCTGAGCCAGTCATTGAACGCGCCTCAGAAGCGCTTGGCATTCCCACAGAACGCCTCTCTGCATACCGTGAGGCCGTGTCCAGAGGTATGCAAAAGGGGCAGGCTGAAATCGCGTTGCGTCGTATGCGCGAACAGAAACAGGTCGAATACGAGGCGAGGGGAGAGGCACGGGACTTTATCGAGTCAGCTCCGTTTTATCGTGGTATGCGTGATCTCTCGATGTCAGGCGGCATAGACTGGCAATCACTCATCGGAATGGCCACTGAGGATCTGGCGTGGCAACTGCGTGAAAAATGGAATGCCGGACGGGGAAAAAATATTGTTCAGCAACGCGGCGGGATGACGCTTGACGATGCAGCGGCTTATCTTGGAGTACGTGATGGAACGGAAGTCCTCGCGGCGCTCATGAACGAACCCACAGCCCGGGAATACACTGAAACTCATGTCCAGTCGAAAGTTGCCGAATGGGAAAAGGTCTATTCCCCTGACTTTGAGTTCGTGAACGATGCAATGGATGAGGCTTTGCGTGTCGAGATCGAATCCCTCGGCGGGAATGCGGGTCCCACAACCAAACATCTGCGGGATGTCGTTGATAAGCGTGTTGGGGTAAAAAAAGGTTCCGTTGTCGATGCGGAATACAAGGCGCTCACCGCTGCCGTCCGTAAACAGAAGCGTCTTATCGAAGAGGCCGTGCGGGAAGTCCGGCGGGAAGAGAGGGCGGCGGCACGAGAACGGGTCAAGACTGAGCGCGCGGGGCAACGTTGGAGCGACGCCGCGAAGAATGCGCGGATAGATGAACTGCGCTCTCGGCTGGCGCAGCTCAAAGAAGAGGAGCGGTTGAAGCGTGCGGCGCTCGGTGCTGCCTATCGTGCGCGGATTGAGCGGAATCAGACGACACGCCAGATCCGGCGTATCGCGCAGTCAAAGAGCATTCCCGACACATTCAAGCAACAGATACTTTCCCTGATTGCGCATTTCCCGGGATTGGGTACTGAGCGCATGGCTCCGCGCCCTGATGAGAACCGTCCTACGCTGCTGCAGTTCCAAGAAGCCCTTGGCGTAGAATACAGCTTGGACGATACCGGGGGCGCTTCCCCCATTGCCTCGTGGATTTTTGAAGAGGCGCAGCGGCAAGGGCCGCGCCGCGCAAGCGATCTTTCCCTGTCCGAACTGCGCGACGTGTACGACGCAATCAAAATTCTGGCGCGTCAGGGACGCACTCAGGACGCCCTGATCGGTATGCTGCATGAGCAGGAACTCAATCAGGCCGTGGCGGAAGCCGTGGCGCCGATGGCTTCCCTGAGCGAGACGAAACATATCACGGCTGACGAACGCAACCGCTTGCCCGGCGCGCTACGCTCGTGGTTCCGGGATTCCCTCGCCAACATGAAAGTGATGCGCTACCTGTTCGATGCTGCGGACGGCTACCGGGCGGATCATGACGGCCCGAACAGCCGACTCATCGTGCAGCCGCTCCAGCGTGCCGCGTCGCAGGAACAGGAGCTTTTCCGCAGCTTCGGAACGTCGCTCCGGACACTGCTTGAACCGATTACGAGCCGGGGTATGCACAAGACCTTCTCGATTGATGGTGTCCGTATGCTGCCCGATGTCGAAAGGGAATTCGGCGGCCAGTGGACAATGGAGCGTGTGCTGTCCGTGGCCTTGAATATGGGCAATGACGGAAACCTTGCGGCGCTCCAGCGCGGCTACAACTGGAATACACAGGATTTGGAGCTGATCACCCGCAGGATGACCAGCGCGGAATGGCGGTTTGTCCAATCCGTGTGGGATCTGATTGATAAGCTGTATCCGGTGATCAATGCCACCTATCAGCAGCTTTACGGGGTACCTTTGAGGCGTGTGGAGGCTAAGCCCTTTACTGTGGTGTCCTCGGACGGGGAAACCATTTTCATGCGCGGCGGGTACTATTCCCTGCGCTTCGATAAGCGGTTCAGCGAGGCGGCGCAGCGCAACTCGGATTTTGATGATCTGAACTCCCGGGAAGATATTCTGCGGACGCCGAATCCCCGCAGCGGCATGACGCAGGAGCGTAAAGGCGCGGGTCTGCCTCCGCTGTTGTCCCTGTCCGTGCTGACTTCCTACGTTGCGGACGCCATTCATTACGGAACCCATACGCTACCGCTTTTGGATGCCTACCGCATTGTGAAGCGTCCGGAGTACCGCAGGGCCATGCAACGCGCCTTCGGTGATGAAGCCTATGCGCAGGTGGTGCCGTGGCTCCGTTCCATCGCCCGCCCTGATCGCACCAAGATCGACGGTATCAACAAGATGTTCGAGTTTTTGGCGCGCCGTGGTTCGTTGGCGGCGATGGGGTTCAGCTTCCGTACTGCGCTGCTCCAGACTACGAGTATCCCACAGTCGATGGCCGAAGTGGGCACGGGGGCTTTTCTGCGCGGGGCGTATCACATGCTTGTTCATCCTTTGGAAAGTTGGGGCACCATCCGGGAGTTGTCTCCGTATATGGTCAGCCGCTCGCGGAACATGGAGCGCGATGTGGCGGACAGGCTCAAGCCATTCAGGGAAGGCACAAAGATTTTCGGCTCGAAATGGGAGGAAGCGGCCTTTGCCATGATTCAAGCTATGGATGCCATTGTCGCCTATCCAACATGGATGGCGAAGTACAATGACGCGATAGGAAAGGGCGTTGAGCAGTCAAAGGCCGTCCTCATGGCCGACGACGCCGTGATCCGGGCGCAGGGTTCCGGCCTTGTTATGGATACCACGGCACTGATGCGCAAGCCCGGGGCTGCCCGTCTGTTTACCATGTTCATGAGCTTTGCCATGAACTGGCAGAATCGGCAACGGTACTACTTTTCCGGGTTCCGGGAATCCCGGCGGACGGGGCAGTCTGAGATCGGAACGGCGCGATTCCTTTCCCACTTCGCGCTCGAATGGCTGGCTCCTCCAATGCTGACGCTGCTTCTGATTGGCATGGGACGCGATGGGGAGTTCCCTGAACTTGAAGATATAGGTTCAGAACTGCTCGGCTACTGGTTGATGGGGGTTCCGATTGTCAGGGAAATTCCGGCCTTGTTCGAGTACAACAAGAAGTTCGGGGATAGTGCGGCCTTCAAGGGCCTGAACGCTGCGGTGACGGCAACGCGCGGTGGGATGAAGATTGCGGCGGGTGAAGCGTCTGACGAACAGTTCTATCGGACGATGAAGAGCACTCTTGACGCTATCGGCTTTGTTGCAGGTGTTCCCACGGCTCCGATCTGGCGGACGGTAGAAGGTACGGAAGCCTTCATTGAAGGCAAGGCCGGGCCCCTCGCTCCTATCCTCGGCGCTCCGCCGAAAGACAAGCAGAAACGCGCCTCGGCGTTCTGATAGCGGTTCTTTGACAAGAGCATAGGGAACGGATAGAAAACCGCCGTGGCCAGTCTCCGAAAGGAGGTTGCGCCTATGGAGCAGTTCCTACTGGACGTCCTCGCCAATGTGTTGGCGGGCGTCATCGTGGTTCTCGTTGCCCCCTATCTGAAAAGGTAGGCTGAAAACGAGTTGCCCCGGTAGGGACTGACCTCCCTGCCGGGGCTAAAAACTGGAGCAATTCGTTAGAAACTCCGGGGACTGGCCCCAAAGGGCGGTGGGTGTTGACGCACTCGCCGCCCTTCCTTTTTCAATAGCCATTCACGAGGCTGTGGTCAAGCCTAGTTTGCGTTGAACTGCCGGAGAACCCCAAGTAGGTAAAGTCCGGGGTTCCGGTAGTCTGGAAGGGTATCGGAAGGGTAGGTCAAGGCTTCATCAAGCCCATACGTCATGTGATCGAGAAGAAACTTCTCAAGCGTGAACTTGCCGGAACGCTTGCTGACGGGCACCTTCGTTCTGGCTTCAATGTCGTGGCATAGGGTCAATGTCAACCTGTACGCCTTTGATAGGAGACGCTTTTGGATGTCCTGCATCTGGGCATGTGCCCGTTCAATCTCGTCAGCAAATTCGATGAAAGGCCGTTCGTCGAGGCTCTGTCTGGGAATAGAGCCGGGGATGGTCGGCAGGGATTCCCGGCGTGTGCTGCGGCTCTTTGGCAGGGCAGGGCGGTTCTTCCGGGCAAGCTCCTCCTCCATCGCGTTGAACGCTTCGATGTACGCCAACTTGATGGCGAGGGCCTTCTTGCCCGTATAGCCCATGACCAGCAACATGAAGCCGTCGCGGTAAATGATGTACATGGGGCGGTTCTTGGCTTGTTCGTCGAGGTAAGAGGCCCGTCCAAAATTGGACGCGCTAAATGATTCTGGGCAATTATCCGTCAATCCTGTGATGTCCCGGATTACATGCTGATGTTGTTTGCCAAAGAACCTTGCGACTTCGAGAGATGTTGTGGCGGGGCGTCCATCGTGGATAGATACTGTGGGGACGGGATCAGAGATAAGAAAGGCCTGTGACATGGTGAACCTCGCAAGTATTGTTATGGCGGCCCGTTCTGAAATAGAAAAAGGCCGGGAGCTAACAACCGCTTGCGACGGCGGGCATATTCCCCTTTCGGGTATTCTATTAGCCCACTCCCGGCCTGAATGACCGCAATCAGAATACACCAATCTCAAGGCTGAAAACAGTCTTGACACGGCATAAGAAGAGCCACTTTCAGGCAATGGCGGCCTCGCAAGAGGAGTTGTTAAGCTCCGTGGCGGAACCAAAACATGAAAATGGCTTGTTGTCAATATCGTTTTGTTACATTTCAATAATCATTTTTATATTGATAAATATAAAAATTGTTGCAAAAGCTCTTAGAATAATAATTATTTTTGTAAGAACAGCTAGAATACTTGGCCCGTTATAATTGTTTGAACTTCTCCATGTCCCGATGATAACAAACCATATATACGCAAATGAAAAAATATAGAATGATATAAATATTATTTTAAAAGTTAATATGCCATTATTTTGTATAAAATCAATCCAATATTTTACTAGAGATTCCCTATTTAAAAATTTATCAATTCCATTTATAATTCCAGAACCTATTGTTCCAAAAATCCAAAATGAAATCCATAATGGAAATTCTCCATTCCAGAATTTTAGAATCA